ACATCTATCTGAGCAAGGTTGGCATCAGCATATGCCTTACGTAGCTCAAAGTCTAACTTAGCTTTCAGGTCTTTGTCTGCTACAAACTTATCAAGTACCTTACCTGCTACTCCTACTATTGAATCTGCTATTCCTAGTACCATTATTCTTCTCCCATTAAAGCTGTACCCTTCTCATCTTCCTGAGTCAGGGGTACAATATTAATTCGTCTATGTATTTTAAATCCTTGTGTAACTAATTTTTCTTTATCATCAAAGACATCAAAGAAAACGTAAACTATTATATCTTTGTTACTCTTATCTATAATCTCAGCAATAAACTGTAGCCAATCTTCAGGGCTATGTAATGATATATGTACATTACTACCATCCTTGAGCTTCTTTAAGGCTGGCATACAAGCTATGTTAAGAAAGACCATCTTCTGTGCAAAGCTACATATCTCTCTGATAACCCAATGAAGGTCATCAGTAGGTACGTGTTCTAATACATCAGTACATATAGCTGCATCATATAGACCCATAGGAAGTTCGCTATGCTCTTCATGTGCAGGGTCATATAAACGATGTTTTGTTAAATTCCAATACTCATGTAAAGGTTTATCAAGATTTTTATATAAAGGTTTCTTCTCAGTTACCAGTTCATAATCATCTGTATAGAGGAGTCCTTTACCACACCCATAATCAATAAGTGTTTTACATTCATTCTTCTCTAGGTAATTCTTAATTATATCAATATACTTTACAAGACTACGCCCATTGAACATACCCTTTGAACTCTTGTGCATCTCCTTATACTCTTCAAGAAGCTTAGTATATCTAGGTGAAGGAGAATACCTACTAAAAAATTTATTTGATTCAATCATAATAACCCTTAAATTGTGGACGTTTCTCTTGAGATTCTTTTATTTCCCACAGGTCAGCTACCATAGTATCTTCTCCATGATATGTCAAGACACCTTCAAGACCTTCATCAGAGAATATCTTCTCACAGTCTTGAGCCATAGCCAGTAACTCTCCTGTAGTCCAGTATGTGTTGTCACCTACTGTTACTTGGAAGTACTTGGGTCTAGGTGTTTCACCACCTTCTAAATCTCCTGTAGTTTCTGTCTTCTGTTCTTTGGTAGGTTCTTCCATACAGCAATCAAAACCAAAGAGATGTACATCCCTGAAGCCCATTGTATGTAGCATACCAATGCTTCTCATGGCAGCACATGTACCACCAGTAATGAGAGTAGCACCCTTGGGTATGTTTAGCTCTTCCATTATCTTGACCTGTTGGTTCTTTATTGACTTGCCTTGTTCATCTTCTTGTCTAAGGCCATCAGTAAAAGCATGCCATCCCCATATCTCACAGTCTTTTTCAATCAAGAACTCTGTAACAGAAGGGTCTGTCATGGATGCCAACATAAACTTGGTACTCTTATCTATCTTCTTAAATAAATCTTTACGTATAATACCATGTGTACTCGTACCTGTAATTGGTCGAGGGTCTAGGATAACGCAACACCAAGGCTTGATACCATTCTTAATAAGAGTAGGATAAGAGTGTTTAACACAGACTACCTTTGGATTACCCAAGTCTTTAATGGTCTGTTTTAATTGTTTGATATCAAGATAAGGACCAGCAGAAACAAGTATTGCTGATTCCTTATGAATAGGATGCTTATGTATCCACTTATCTTTATCAATAAGTTCCATGTTGGCTTTAATATTATCTTGTATAAAGTCTTGAGGTACACAATCTCTTGGATGTACAACAATAGGAACTCTCTTTAGTTCATCAGGACAGTCAACAAGGTCTTCTTTATTAAGAATCAAACACAGGTGAGTGTGGCCACCACCAATAACAGTATCACCAGAAGGCAAGACATGCTTACGAGTGATAACGGACTCATCAAATACAGTCCACCCATCCTTCGTAGTTTCTTCAGCATTGACCTTCTTCGTGGGTATCTTATCAAATACATGTTTAACTCCGTGATATTGTTCTGGTGGTATTCTTTCATCATCTTCTGTGAAGTAATGGTCCATGACTACTACTGGTATGTCTTTCAACATACTGTATTCATGTTCAACAGTTTTAATACTATTACCACTACCAATCATAGCAAAATCAACTCTATCATTTATACCAATAGAAGGATAATCTATTCCACTTCTGTATTTAAATCCTACATAATTACTATCCAATGTATCACGAACATTACCCTTAAATAACTCCCAAGTAAATGTTTTATCATCTCTTTCTTTTATTACATTGGCAAATTCTTCAAACCTTTTCTCAACGGCTGCTAATGTATTGTGTGGTTTAACATTGAACTCTTCTTCATCTGTCTCCATAGTCGCATCTTCAAACAGGTCATAGCCTATGTAATGTACTGAGTCGCTGTTCTCCAATGCAGCCAAAGACATTTCAATAGCTCGTCCTCCATTCCATGTGCCTGTCTCAAGAATAGTCTTTGGTTTATAGAGCCGTATGACATCAGCAAGCTGCTTGTATCTGTTGGGAAGTATATCAGGTGATACCTCTTCATCAGATAATTCAAACATACGATTGCCATCCATGTCACGCAGAGCTACATTAGTACTACCCTGCAGATGAATAAACATATCACCTGCTATAGAGTTTTCATAGCTGACCTCATGCACTCTCATACCATGAGCCATGTAGATAGTCATCAACCTATTCATGAGAAAACCATCATGCCATTCACGATAGTTTAAAAACTCTTTAGATAAATAAGCACCTCTTAAATCACCAAGCATATCTACTGGTGTTTGGCGTGACAGATTAAAACCCTGTAAGAAAAATTCATAGCCACCTTCTTCATTAGTCAAGGTTACTATATCACACTTCTCTTGTTTTTCTGGTAGAAGTTTATCAAGGTCTGCTATTTTAATAAGCTTCTTGGACATCGTGTCTGCATCTATCCAGAACAACCAAGAGTTACCATTATTAAATGCAGTCTCTGTCAGAGCTATGACCTTTGGTACAAAGTTATAGGCATCTATTGCAGTATTGTATTGTACTGCTCCACCTTCTGTACCATCGTGCTTCTTGCAAATCTCTCTGCAAGCTTTGAAGTCTTCTATCTCTTCAAGATTATGATAATGAATGTTCTTAGCTTTGGGTAAAGAATAATTTTTTATATCAATATCATAGTAATAGCAATGAATATCAATAGAAGATTGCCAAGAACTACTCATAAGATTGAGTAGCTGAGAAGTCATCTTCTGTAGATACTCCTCATTAAAACATGTTACAAATTTATATCTCATTTTTCCCATTCTAAAGGCTCTATCTTACCATGACCAGCAAGGTAAGTATAATCTCCATTCCACTCTGAAGCATACATACCATCAATATCCCTGCCACATTTCCAATCTTTAAACCAAGGACCACCTGTAGTAAAGTGTACGTTCTTGGCTTTAATATCTTCTGGTGAATGATTGTCCAACCAGTTCCATTCTTGATGTATAGTTCCAATATCACCGTCTTTATCAGGCAACCATTCAAAGCCATGTAGCCAACCACCTGGCATTGTATTAATAACTTCAGGAGTAAGCTTCTTATTAAGCTCATGGCTACAGTTGAACAACATAAGGCTAGACCAGTTCTTTCGACGGTAGTTTTCTTGCTTACGTCCATCCATTTTATAACCGTCACCTGGAGCATAGTCATGCTTGACGCAATATAATGGATAGTAATCTGTATTGTACTCTTCAAACAGTTCATTGATATCAGTACGTAGATACATATCACAGTCCATGTATAATGCCCAGCCTTCATACATATTCATAGCTGGTACTAAGAACCTCGTGAAACTAAACTCACTGGAGAAAGGCTTGCCATCAATAGTGTCAATGTTCTGACCATCAACTGTATCATATGTCCGTGTATACATACCCATACGCTCTACAACATCACGTTTGATAGGGACAATACGTACATTATCTACGGCTATTCTCTCAATCGTAAACTTTAAAACTTCGTAAGCTACGTCTTCCTTTGGGTCGTAGCCTATGTATACTGTATTTGGCGACTTTCTCATTTATCTCTCTCTGATATCATTTCGTTTTGTATTTCATGCACTCTTTGTTCTAAAGTATTAATTGTTGTTACAATGTATCCTGTATCATATTCTTCAATTCTTTCACGTAGTATTTTTATTTCACGTAAAAGAAAGTTCATATGATTTAACTTACTTTCAAACGTATCTAGGCTACTATTTAAATAAAGGTTTGTCATTTTTCTATTCTACTATATATTTAATTTTTTGTCAAGCACTTTCTGCCCATACTTCTGACCAGCTACCTGTCAATGCACCCTTGGCATAGTCAGTGGAATGGTTTTCAAAGAAGTTAGTATGTGTAGGTGCATTAATCATAGTCTCTACCCAAGGTAAGGGATTACGTTTAACTTTGAAGATTCCCTTCATTCCCATAGAGATAAGCCTACGGTCTGCGATATATCTTATGTATTCTTTCACTTCAGTATCACGTAGTCCTTCAACCTTACCCATTCGGAATGACAGGTCAACAAACTTATCTTCTAGGTCAACCATAGTTTCTGCTATGCTATAGATAGCTGACTTAGTTTCATCATTCCATTCTTTCATGTTCTCTTCGATATAGGTTCTAAATAACTTAATCATACCTTCTGCGTGTTGTGTTTCATCTACTATAGACCATGTAACAATCTGCCCCATGCCCTTCATCTTACCATGTCGAGGAAAGTTAAGAAGCATAATGAAGCTAGAGAAAAGAGCGAGTCCTTCTGTAAATGCAGAGATAGCAGCAATCTTTATTGGCAAAGATATCTTCTTGTTATCTACGTTGGACATGAAGTATTCATGCTTCTCACGCATGGCATCGTATTCCAAGAACTCATTGTATGTAGTGTCAGGCATACCTAAAGATTCTATGAGGTGCGAGTAAGCTGCAATGTGTAGTGCTTCCCTAGCCGCAAAGCCTGACAGCATCATGCGTACTTCAGGCTGTGGAAAGTTAGGAAGGTAGTTATCTATATATCCACCAGCTACATCAATGTCAGACTGCGTAAAGAACCTGAAGATGTTGGTAAGAAAATATTTCTCCTCTGTAGATAGGTTGTTCTTCCAATCCTTGATATCTTCAATCATAGGTACTTCAGTATGTAACCAGTGTGATTGCTCATGCTTTAACCATAGGTCATAGGCCCAAGGATAATGAAAAGGTTTAAAGTAATTACGTTTATCTTGTAGCTTTAACTTATCCGTCATAGGGTCTTTCTCCTCTGTTATCAATCCATTTGTGAGGGATGTCTTCTTGGTGGTCAAAAGTATAGTGGCTGTTCCACATAGCACAAGTTATGCTAGTAAAAATTCCATAGCCTTTACTCCTTAGATGGCAATACCATTTATAAATCATACTGGTTCTCATTCAGTTACTTTATGATTGCCATGATTAGGATGAAAGTTGTAATTAATATTTGCTACTGCTCTAGCTGATGCTGCTTCTTCAACAGTGTCATAATATCCTAAATGTTTTTTAATTTTATTAATATATATTTCTGCACGATATTTTTTATGTCGTTTATAAAAACTCACACCTGCATAACCAGTTGTACTATTATTTTGTAATGTTCTATTTTTATTATTTTCACTACAAGTCACATCCCTAAGATTTTTAATTCTATTATCTGTAGGGTCTTGATTGATATGGTCTATTTGATTTTTAGGCCACTCACCATAATATATTAACCATACTATACGATGTGTAGAATACCTTTTTCTTAACACAAAACCATCTAATCTAGCTATCTGTCCAGACTTTCTACGAGTAATGGCTGTAAGTGCTTCTTTACCAGCAAATTTATTATTCCAAGACTTCATATGCCATTTAGGATTTTTAAAATATTTTGCTGGTCTTTCTTTCCAGAAGAGTTTACCAGTATCAGGATTGTAAGTTAATAATTCTCTAGCTATCTCAGCAGTAAGTTCCATAATTAATATCCTTTCAATTAACCTTCACAAGCTAAACACTCTTCACCAGAGGCAAGAGATTCAATATCAATCTCTTTGATAATCTCACGTTCAATCTTACGTGATACCTTATCAGCCTTGCCAATCTTTTCAGAGCGACAGTAATACATAGTCTTTACTCCTTTCTTCCATGCTAGGAAATGAACTGCATGTAGATAAGTTATGTTTGCATCTGGCCTGAAGAATACATTGAGTGATTGTGATTGGTCAATATATTCTTGCCTGTCAGCAGCATGTTCAATGACCCACCTCTGGTCAATCTCCATAGCTGTTTTGTATAAATCTTTTTCTTCATCTGTTAGACAACGTAGATGTTGTACTGAACCATCATTAGCTATAATAGAAGACCAGATACGGTCATAGTTAAGGTTCTCATTGTCTTGGCATTTCTTTTCTATAAGTTTATCCAAGAACTTATTCTTGTTTAGAAAGGCACCACTTAGGGTATCTTGCCTGTAGGCATTGGCTCTCCAAGGTTCAATAGATGGAGAGGTATTACCCATGATAATAGAAGAAGAAGCATTGGGTGCAATAGCCATGACATGACTACACCTAAGTCCAGTACCATGAGCATCAGGTGCTTCACCTCTTTCAGAACCAAGCTCACGATTAGCTAAATCAAGACCTGCTTTAATATGTTTAAACATTCTTATGTTACTGGACTTGGCTACTGCAGTTTCAAAAGGGACTCCTTTCTTTTGCAGGTAGGCGTGAAACCCTAATGCACCAACACCAACGCTACGCTCACGCATGGCAGAATATCTTGCACGTTCAATACTATCAGGTGCTTCATTAATAAACATTGTTAATACATTGTCTAGCATCTCCAATACATCTTTGAGGAAACCTTTTTCTTTTGACCACTTATCAAAGTACTCAAGATTAAGAGATGAGAGACAACATACAGCAGTACGCTCTTTATTTGTTGGCAGTATAATCTCTGAACATAGATTAGATTGATTAATCTCCAAGCCTTGTTGCTTGAGCCATACAGGTAGCTTCTCATTGGATGTATCAATGAAGTGTAGGTAAGGCTCTCCTGTTTGCATACGCATCTCCAAGATACGCTGCCACATATCTCTTGCTGATATAGTCTCTTTAACTTCTTTTGTATGTGGGTCTTTGAGATGCCATGTATCATCTATGTTGGGGTCAGTCATACACTCTTCAATAAGTTTCATAAACTTATGACTGATATTAATACCATGATGTAGGTTAAGGCACCTAAAGTTTTGGTCGCCTGTAGGTTTACGCATCTCCAAAAACAAAAGAATATCAGGATGGTCAATATCAAGATAAGCAGCATAGCTACCCCTACGGGTTTTACCTTGTCTGTATGCCAAGCTGGAAGCATCATACATCTTGAGGTGTGGCATCATACCTGTAGACTTCTCATCTGCAGAGCGAATACCAAACCCAATACCAACTCCACCACCATACATAGATAGCCAGTTAGTCTCTGATAGATTATTAACCAGCCCTTCGGCTGTATCTTCAATGTAGTTTAGATAACATGAAATAGGTAGGCCACGTTTTGACCTTCCATAAGAAAGTATTGGAGTAGAATAAGATAACCAATGTCGTGAGGCATATTCATATAACCTTTGTGCGTGTTCGTTATTAGAAGAAAAAGTTTTAGATACAAAAGCAAACCTCTCTTGCGGAGAGAGTTCGTTATCCATCATATAGGATTCTTTAAGTCTTGCTATTCCAAGCTTATCAAAAAGATTATCTCTCTCAGGATTAATTGTAATACCAAGGTGGGTTATTTGAGACATGTATTATTTTCCTTTGTCATATACCATTTCTAATATCATCTCTGCATAGTGAATTACTTTTCGTATATCCTTCTCACCATCTCCCTTTGTTCTATGGCGTGTGATATACTTAATTACATTACCTTCCAGAAAGTCAAGCTGGTTAGCATAGATATACTCAACAGGTTGTATTCCACAATCTTTATAATGATTGCCGCCAATCTGTTTGTCAAGAGCTTCTTTCTTAACTCTCTCAACTTGTTCCCTATCTTCTTTTAATCTTTCAAGTATGTAGTCATCCCTAGATTGCATATTAAATCTCCTATTTTCTCTTGAGAATACTGTTTAACTTGCTTCTAATCTCTTGTGGATTTTTAGAGTTAATAACATAAGATACAAACTCCCTAACTTTTTTAGGTTTTAATCCAGCATAGTCACATATAAATTGAAAGTTCTGACTCGTAACACCAATAGATGCAAAGAACCATGACGTAGCTTCATCTCTCAACATTGTTATACTGGTAGATTCTTCATTAGTCTTTGGCTTTGTAGCATCTAGGATGGCTTGGAATACAACTGATAAAAATAAAACTCTGTCAGAATATTTTTTAGTATCATTATGTATATCTAATATATTATCTAAATCTTTTTGGTTCATTATCAAATTCTTGAACAGGTCTATAGAACTTACCACCGACATAGTTGTTATAGAAAGCTGGTTCATCTGTACCTTCCAAGGTAGAGGATAAAACATTATACTTCATCTGATAGTAAAGTTCGTAGTACTTTATGCTCCTTTTATTTTTAAACTCTGCTATTATTTCAAACTTAAAATTTCTTTTACCTAACTTCTTAATATCATCCAATAGCAATTTTGAAGAACCCATATATATTTTCCAGTTTGATTCTCTCTTCCTTGCTTTGAAACTTCCTTTCTTTCTTTTAACTTGATGCCAATATTGTTTACAACCTACATATGCTTTACCTGTTTTCTTATTGGTTATAAGATATACGAACCCAAAGTTATCATTAGGGTCTGGCTTCTTACGATATTTCCAGTGCATCTAATGAGTTAGTTCTTCAACTTCAGGCATCTTAGCAATCTGCACCAGATACCTTTTGCCATTTGCATACTTGAATGTACGAACACCTTGCCCTTGATTAGCATCAGACCAACACAACTCCTTGTGTCTACAATAAACACAACCAACAGGAAGCTTATAATTACCAGACTTCCCATCAGGTATAGCATCATAACACCTATTAGGTACGTTGTCTCCTGCCACAATTTTTTTAATTTTCTTAACCCTGTCACCAGCATTTATCATCTCCATTGAATGAACAGGTGTTAAGCAAATCTTACCTGTAGATTTATCTATAGCAAGGAAAGCTGCTTTATCTATGCCATTGGCTTGAGCATACGCAGATATCTGTGCTATGTAACCAAAGGGGTCATCCTCTGCTATGTTATGAGAAGCAAACTTGTCAAAGCTTCTACCAGAAGCAGACTTACAATCAACCAAAACCCCATCAATAATTGCATCCTGATGTCCTAGCACTCCTTCCACTGATACTTCTTTCTGCTGTGCTTCTACTGTGTGACCAGCAACTTCAGCGCAGAGTAAAAGTAATTCTTCCAGTATATAACCATAGAGAAATTTAATCCTTGTGCTTGGTGGTAAACTTTCTTCAGTTGTTTTTGTATTAACATCATACCACAACTGCCTGTTTGGTTTACCAATACCAGACAACCTTAGATGACCTTCTCTTGGTTTGCTATACATAAATTCTTTGATATGAACTTTAAGCATATCGCCAAACTTATCTATGAGTTCATCTACTTCTTTTTCATTCCTTTCTATAGGAGTAAGATTAAAGAGTTCATATATATCTTCTACTAATGTTTCAATATTTTTCATAATAAAAATAGGGTGCCGCACTAACCCTAATGCGACACCCCATCCTCACTTAGTTACCAAACGGGATATCATCTGACATTTCAGTAGAAGAATTATTAACGTACCCACCTTCTACAACATCAAAATCTTTATCACCATACTCAATCAACTCTACCACTTGAACTGCCGCAAGGTCAGCCGATTTACCTGACTTACCTGCATAGTTCCACTCATAGGGAAGGGCTTTAACAGTTACTACGCTGCCATTTCCAATGAGCTTATCGTCCCAAGAATTGTTTCGGGAATCGACTACAACTGGTGCTTTACGAGGACCATTCTTGCCCTGCACCTTACGCTTCAAGGTAACGAACTCACCTCGTTCATCATCCTTGTTTCGCACATTCAAACCAGCTTCTTCAACCAAAGCTTTAGTATCAGAATCAAGGCAAAGGTCAAGTTGCCAAGTAGGTTCAAAGGTGCTGTTAGGCTCCACTACTGAAGCCCAATAACATTTACCAGTAAGATATAATGGTGTAATAGCCATTACTATTTTCTCCTTGTGTTTATTGCTACACTATCGTAGCTGTTGATAAAAAGTTTATAACTACTCAAACGCAATCAGTATACACGAACTGATTTATGTTGTCAAGTGTTAATGTGTCTCTGCCCATGTCTTACCAACTTTGTAATCACAGTCAAGCTCACATTTAACTTCAAGTGTTTTCTGTGTCTGTGTCATTGCCTCCTTTGTTAATTTACAAAACCTATTTACATCTGGTATAGCCACTTCAAATTGATATTCATCATGAATTGAAGCAACCAACCTTACATCTAGGCCAGCCTTTATGACCCGTTCCATGATATGAACAAGCCATTGCTTACATATTATAGCACCAGCACCTTGAAGTAAAGTGTTTAATGCCGCATGTTCTGACCTAATATGTAATAACCTACCATCCAATGCAGGGATAGTACCACCCTTAGACCATCTCACTACATTCTCTCTTAATCTTTTCAATGCTGGTGTACGTTCTAAAAACTTTTTAATAAGCATTTGCCCTGCGGCTGGACCCTTACCAACTACATTACCAATCTTAGCTGGCCCTGCACCATAGAGAAAAGCATAGATAAAAGTCTTGGCTTGGTCTCTGGTTCTTAATCCAGCGGCTTGCTGATTAGCTGTGTGTACATCGCCCGTCAATACGATGTTCGTATACTCAGGGTCATTCATGTAGTGAGCCAAGCATCTCAGTTCAAGACCACTGGCATC